AAAAACTGCTGTAACAAAGAAAAGTGGATTGACAGCAAGAGAAAAAGCTAGACGTAAATCTTATTGTGCAAGATCAGCAGGTCAGATGAAAAGATTTCCTAAAGCTGCTAAAAATCCTAACTCAAGACTAAGACAAGCAAGAAGAAGATGGAGATGCTAGATAAAATTATATATAAATTTTTTGGTTGGATAGATATTTTAAATGAAAAAATCAATGATGTTCTAACTATGGACTTTACTAATTTTAGTAAAAGAAACAAAAAGTGTAAATGTGGAAAGAAAAAATAAGGCGACCATATTTCAGATCGCCTTAATTTTAAATTAATCTATTCTTTTCTTTTCCCAACTATTAGGATTTATTTTATATTTTTTTTCAATAACTTTTTGAATTGAGTGCCAGATTTGACTTTCTAATTTTTTATCTGGTTCTTTAGAAGTATCAGTAACTCCATAATCAACAAAACCTCTCCTCTCAGTTATTTTAATAGTAATAGTTTTTTCACTTACTATTTTATTTTGAAGATCAAACATTAGACTCATTCCCAAATCTATTGCTGGTGATCCACTTTTTACTTTTTTCATTTTTACCTCTCTATTTGTTTATACTTTATTTTATACGATTTGGATATTTAATTCAATAACCAATTTGGCTACATAGTGTCGCAGATTTTGTTGTATGTTTGCAACACCTGTTGTATTATTGCAACAGACAATGTTCAGAAAAAAAACTTGGAACAAAAATAAATACAGAGAATTTGTTTGTGGGTATTGCAACTGGTGCAAAAAAGAGTTGTTGAATACCATGGGTGGATGGATTATAAATGCAGAGAAGAAGCATTTTTGCCATGATGGTAGAGATGGTTCTTGTTTTGATAAATACTGTCATATAAAAAAGGAGGCACAATGCCAGGACACTATGGAAAAGCAAAAGGTAAAAGTAAATTAACTAAAAAACAAAAAACTTTACCAAAATCTTTACAAAAAAAGATAATGAAATCAAAAGCTAAGAAGAAAAAATAATGGCTAAACTTTGTGCTAAAGGTAAAGCTGCTGCTAAACGAAAGTTTAAAGTATATCCATCAGCGTATGCAAATATGTACGCTGCTGGTGTATGTAGTGGTAGAATAAAACCTAAAGGTACAAGAAAAAAAAGAAAGTAATGTCTAAAGGTTTACGATCTTGGGTCAGAGCTAACTGGGTAGACATTGCTAATCCAAAGAAAGGTGGTGGCTTTCCTAAATGTGGCAGAAGTAAGGGAGAGAAAAGAAGAAACTATCCTAAGTGTGTACCTGCTGCAAAAGCTAGATCTATGTCAGCTAGTCAAAGAAGAGCTGCTGTATCAAGAAAGAAAACTGCTGAAAGTAAAGGAAGATCAGGTAAGAAACCAAACTACGCTAGGACATAGTTAATTCATCAAACTCTTGCCATATTGTTTGCTCATCATTCCAAAATCTTCTTCTATGCTGTTTCATTTGAATAGAATTTAAAACTGTTTTATGATCTTGTCCAAAAATTCTACCTATATCCGATAAACTCATCTTGTATTTTTCATTGAGTATATTGTGAATAATATTTCTTGATCTTACAATGTCTGTAGTTCTAGCTTTGGTAAATAATTCTTTCTTACTAACTTCATATTTAATACAAACTTTATTAATCACAGAGTCTATCTCTACCTTTCTAGGTTTTCTAAATTGATAACCAATAATTTTTCTTTCTGTACTTAAAGGTATTATAGTTGTTTTTTTTATTTCACTAATATGATTTGACATTTTTTGTTGTGCAAGTTCAAAGCCAATTTTAAATCCCTCTTCATATAATTTGTATTGTTGCTCTGACAGTAAATAAAAAGCAATCTTATGCTTGTAAATAAAATCGTTGTTGTTTATTTTTTTAATATGTTTTTGAAACTCTTGATTAATTAAAGACATAAATCCCCTACAGTTTTGTTTGTTTTTTTTAGCAATGTAAATTAACGAGTGTTATGCTCTCATTAATTCTTCTTTTGCCTTCTCTATTTTCCAAATAAGTCTATAAGAATCTTTCTGATACTTATTTACTTTTCTCTTGGCTTCCAGGAACTTTTCGTGTTTCTTCTGTTGAAGATCCCTGTACTTCTGAAGGCGAGTTCTTAACTCTTCCATCTTTCTCCTTTTTTACTTTGGTAAAGTCTAGTTTTATATTCTCAACTTTACATTCTACAACTTCCCCTTGTGCGTTGGGGTCGGCAGCTTTCTTTACTTCATCAAATCTTTCAACCAACTGAAAATTAGCTTCGCCAGATTTAATTCTTAAATACTTAACCATTTTTATCTCTTTTGTCTATATCTTTTTTGTGTAGGTCAAAGGTCATATCATTATAGATAGATAGGTCGTGGTAGTTATCTGCCTTATAACCCTTGGTACTCCTGAATAATTTAAGTGTCATCATTAATTGACCTACTTGGTATGGCTTTAATTTTTTTTTTAAATTGGGTGCTAATATTAAGGTAAATAGCTCTGCAAGTATAGTAAAATTGTATTGGTAATCGCCATATTCTTTTTCACGATCCGCTACAATTTTCTTCTTAATCTCTTTGTCTATGTCTGTAATTTTCATATTGTTTTAAAGGCATGGCAGAAGAAAACAAATAAAGAGGGAGCATTGCCATAGAAAGGGAAGGCAACATGATTCGCTGCTCTGAAAAAAACTTCCGCCACACCAATCAACTACAAAATCTAAATTAGTATTTGTAGTTAGGTTTGTTATATCCTGATCCTTGACCTTTTGCAAACTTGTTTGGTGCAAAAGACGACTGCTGTCCTCTCGGCTTGGCAGGTGCTGAACCAGTATTTGAAGGTGTCAAGACAACATTGATAATTCCTGTGGGATTACCTTGTTCATCAAGATCCTCAAATCCTGCTTGGTTGTACCATGTTTCTCCAATTTTTACATTAAGTCTCCAGGTTTTACCTTCTGGACTTTTTGGATTAACTGGTGCAACAAATATAGGTCTATTATCTCCTTGTTGCTTGTCTTGGTTGTGTGTAAGTTTTATATATATCTTATCACTCATATTATATTACTCCTTGTGTGTTTAGTTGTGTTTCCTTAGTGCCATATAGATCATCTAATTGTCTATAAACTCTAAGGTGGTTTTTCATAGCAATATTAAATGCGTCTTTGTATTTATAATTTCTAAGTTTTCTTAGCTCATAAATAGTCTTTGCATTTTTAATATCTTTTTCAATATTATCTATTGCCATGACATGATTGTTATCATGTTCTGTGCCACTTGATTGTGGAATTTTATTAAAAGGTTTTGCCTTGTAGCCATCTTCATTATCTAAACCTGTCTTTAAATGTAAAGCATTTAAGTAAGCATACTTTTTAGCATAACTCATACCATTACCAGTACCAAACTTATCTAAGTTTCCCATTGCACTACATCCTTCTATATCAACATAGCTTTCTGGATTTTCAATGTCATGTATTCTCATTGAACAAGTGACCATAATAAAAGTTTCTTTGACATAGTTGTTGTAAGTACAAATAGGATATAATCCATTGTTCAGTAATGCTTCCATTGCCACCTTTTGTACTTCGTCATGTAGCAAAGGATTGAATTGCATACCAGGTACTTTCTTGCCTTTAACTACTCCTCTTGCTTCACAAGCTGCCTTGTGTAGTTTTTGATATATATTTGTTTTCATGTGTTTAACCCCCATAGTTGTTTGATTTGTTTTTTTTGGTCGTCTATTAAATCCCTATAATAAAAAGGATGATTTAATTCTGGTGGTTCTGCAAAGGATGATAGCTTTTGAATATCCCCTTTACAAAATATAATTAGTTGTTCCCAAGACTTTAGTCTTTGTGTTAATAAATTATATTGTTCTTCTAAATAATCAGGTCGCAACATATCGTTTGTATCATCAAAGATTATGTATTCGTTTTCATTTACATAAAACAAAAAAGGTTTTCTTTTTGTGCAATGATAATAGAAAGCAAGTTGGCTTATGTGCATTGGGTCAGGATCTGTTGGGAGCTGTGTTGATGCCATGTAGTATTCATCTTTGCCTCTCTTCTTTTTTATTGTAGGTGGTTTAGTTTTTGCTTCGCCTATTGAATTATTGCTTTCATAATCTATACGACCAATAATATCTATAACCATGTCGTTATGTTTGGCAGACACATATCTTTCAGCGACTAACTTATCATTACCAAATATTTCTTTGACACACTTCTTCATATTCTCAATCGTTGGATGTGCAAAGCTAATCATCATCTCTCTTGCTAGTTTATCTTTAGCATCTACTGGTGGTGTGTTCTTATCTATTTCATCTAACTCTTGCTGAAATATATCGTCATAATTTTTGTTCTTGAGGGTAATCTTTTTATCCCCCTCAAACAAAACCTCACAAGTTAATCTTTGTGTTGTGTTATTAACTAAATTACCGAAAGGAGCTTTGTATCTGATCAAGAATAGTCGTCTTAATTCTTGAGGCAGAGAGTAATTCAACACAAACCTTGTAAAGTTTTGGCTTGAAGAAAAACTCCAATGGTCCAATCCTTGACCACCATTGAAACTTTTAAAATATTCTTTCATATTACCCTGGATATTTCATCATACTAGATGTAGCATGGCTTTCATAAGTTGGTGCAACTACCACCTGTGGTGGCATAACTTCTTGTTTTGGATACACACCCCATTTTCTTTCATAGTCAAAAGGACTTAAGATTTTAAGATCCAATTCTTTTTCTTTTAAATCATTATGTCTTTTTAACTCGTTTATTAGTGTTTTGAACATTTGTTTCCTTTTATTTATTTGTTTTCTTTGTTTTACAGCTAATCTAAATGCTTGTCAAATCTTTTATATACTATATATAGATACATATAGTATAACAAATAGGAGGAAAATGACACTTAAAGAGTGGAAAGAAGAACAAGGTATAAGTTATTATACTCTTGGTCAAATGCTTGGGATAAAATCTATAAATCCTGCAACTAATGTACAAAGATACGCTTTAGTATCCAAAGAAAAAAGATTTCCTAAACCAGAAATGGTATTAAGAATTATTAAATTAACTAAAGGTAAGGTTTCAATTCAGGATTTATATGAAGAGTATTGGAAAACAAAAGGGATTAAATAAGTTTAAGTACAAAAGAGTTCGTATCTATTGGCAAGATCCGACCAGCATGTCGGAATGGATGTCTTTAGATAAAGCACTTGATCAAAATTTTAGCTGGTGTGATGACATTGGCTACTTACTTTACAAGGATCAAAAGAAACTAATTATTTTTGCCTCGCATAGCTTTGATGATGATGGTAATTTAGAGGTTGGTAATATAACTGTGTACCCACGATCAGTTGTAAAAAAAATTGAAAGATTAAAATGACCCATTCAAAAATGTTTGAAGAGATAGGTTGTCCGAAACAACTCAAGAAATGTCAAGCTGAATTAGAAAGACAAAAAAAATTTATACAAAAACAATCTGATATAATACTTGCTTTGGAAAAAGATATAGAACTAAAAGATAATATAATTTTGGTACTTAAAAATAAATAACTTATGGCTCGGTATAATTACTTTGGAAAAGGTGATGAATATTCAGAATGGCATAGAAATATACAAGATGATAGTCTTGGTTATATAGATTTAGATGTTGTTGAATTTCATAAGACTTGTGGTTGCATATTATTTGTTGCTGAAACTTGTAGATTTAAGGGTAGCTACTACAAAAACACTACACTCACACGCAAGATAGCACAAGGTCTTAAATGCAGGGGTTATCTTATCTTTTATATGCCTATTGCCAAGCCACAGAGCCACGCAGACGAGCATTTATGGTATGATCCTTATATGTCATTCAAAATTGCAAGGATAGACCATTTAAGCTCTAATTCTGGCTATGAGTTTAGAGATTTTACTGCTGAAGAATGGATTAAACACTTACAAGATATTAGAATAAGGCATAATTGTGGACACAAGTAGAGGATTTTTATTTATAACTTATAAATTGTACCACCACCTATCTAAATTAGATGGCGAACATAAATCCCATTGTCTTAATGTTTTCTTATCTGTTATGAAATATGCTTGGAAAAAGAATGGATATGAGGCAAGATTAAGGCACGAAACAATCCACAAAGATACTGGTCTATGTAGAACTACGATCAAGAGCTGTTTATCCACCTTAAATAAATTAAATGTTGTTAAGTCTTTTAGAGGTAAGAGTGGTAAAACTTATATTGTTAATGAGGTATTCTTGAAAGCTGAAAAGTTATTTAAGATAGACGTTAAACCTACACAAGATAGTCGTTTTACGCCTATATTAGAAGAAACAATATACAATAATAATATAGATAGAATAATTGGTAATAATAAAGGTGATAAAGAAAATACTATAAATGAATTAGCCACTCTACCCCTGCCTGACCTTAAATCAGATACTAAAAATGTCTATTATTGTAAACTAGCTATTGAAAGAAAAAGGGAATTAGCTCGTCAGGAAAAATTAGTAGATCCTAGAATAATACAAAGGGAACTGAAGAAGATAACAAAGGAAAAGAACTTCGCTTATAAAAGAAAGAAAGAATATAATATCAGAAACAATTTAGATTATAAAGGTAATCCTATTGGCAAAGATAAAGATACAATGTGAGGCTATAGT